CAATGACAGAATCAATTACTGGAGCAGACACAGGCGCTGCTACAGGAAGTAAATATTTTAAAACAATCACATCCATAACTGCAGTTGGCGACCCAGCAGGAACAGTAATTGCAGGAACAACTGCAAGTGCGGCAGACGTTGTATTTGCAGGCCCTACAAGATTGAAGGGTGTAAATATGGTCAATGATGCAGCAGCAGGAACAGTTGAGTTTGTTGATACTTCAGATGCTTCGGCTATCGGTTCAGCAAGCACTTCATTGAAAATTGGCACTGTAGCTTCAGCGACAGCTATTAGAGACATGACAATTCCTGATGAAGGATTAAGATTTAAAAATGGTTGTTTTGTTAAGTTTACTGTAGGTAAATGCGAAAGTATAACTACATTCCAGGCTTAGCATGGAAGAAACAAACGTTGATATAAAAAACAAACTTGATATTGTAGAACTAAGAGGTGAAATAAAATTATTGCGTCAAGAAGTTGACACAGTAAAAACTAATCACATCTGGCATTTACAAAAATCAATAGACGGTATTAATAAAGTATTATGGACTGTAGGGTTCATGGTTCTCGCTCAATTTCTTTGGGTTATTAAAACTGTTATAATGGGATAGGAGACTAGTATGGCTACCTCTGGTACTTATACTTTTAATCTTGACACTGGTGAAATAATACAGGAAGCTTATGAGCGTTGTGGTTTAGAAACCAAAAGCGGTTATGATTTAAAAACTGCTAGACGCTCATTAAACTTATTATTAACTAAATGGGTTAACGATGGTGTAAATTTATTTACATTAGATTTAGAAACAACTAGCATGACCAAAGATCAAGGTTATGTTACGTTTAATTCAACATCACATTTAGATGTATTAGATGCGGCAATTAGAGATAACTCTGATTCATCATCTACTTCAGATATTATTTTAGAAAGAATTAGCATGGATGAATATCTTGCTATTCCTAGTAAACTAAATACAGGTAAACCTGTTCAATATGCAGTTGAAAGAAATTCTCAATTCACATCATCTACTTCAGCAACTCATAAAGTTTATCTATGGCCTGTGCCAGATCAAACATATTATCAATTTTTAAGTTGGAGTATTAAATATCCACAAGATGTATCTGCAACATATACACAAAATCCAGATATACCTAGAAGATATTTACCAGCATTGGTTAGTGGTTTAGCTGTAGAGTTAGCTGTTAAAAAAGCACCAGATAGACTAGCAGTGTTAAAACCATTGTATGATCAAGACTGGGAAAAAGCCAGAGAAGAAGATAGAGAAAGAGTTAGTTTTCACGTTCAACCACAGGTTTACTAATGGCTAGATATTCTGCTGGTAAAAAAGCATATTTAATTGACGATCGTTCTGGTCGTAAAATAAGATACAAAGATGCAAGAACAGAATGGACAGGAAGTCGTGTTCATAAAGCTGATTTTGAATCTAAACATCCTCAATTAGAACCACAGAAATATTTAAAGAAAACTAGATCAGATCTTTTATTCAAACCAAGACCTGATAACGACAGTAAAAATCAAACTACAACCTTTAGAGCAGGGCCTTTATTTAAAAACTTTGCTGCTAAGATGGGCACATTTATTGGTGAAGTATCAATAAATACTTCAGAAGATGCTGGAGGATTTGAAGCAACAGCATCCCAAGGAACTCCATCTTACACAGCGCAAACTAGCCCATCTGGAATAGCAAGCACATCTGCACAAGGTACTGTAGCAGCAACGGCTATAACTAATCCTACGGGGATAGCGGCTACCTCTGCACAAGGGGGGCCTCAGTTTAATCTGACTGAGAATGCAGCAGGTCAAGCAGGTACTTCAGCACAAGGTTCATTAAGCTTTAGTGCTACGGAAAATGCAGTAGGAATTGGAGCTACGTCAGCTCAAGGTACAGTTAGCCCTCAACTAGTTGTATCAGTAAGTGGGTTGCAAATGACTGCTGGACGTGGTACAATAACAATAGGACAGCCTGGATGGGGTAACAATCCATTTGGCTTAGGAACATGGAACGCTTAATATGGGATTAACTTACGTACAACTAAAACAAGCCATACAAGATTGGACTGAGAATGATGCCGCTGAATTTACAGCAGCGACTGGCTCTGGTAAAGCGCCGATTGACTTATGTATAGAACTCGCTGAAGACAGGATTCAAAGAGAAACTGACCTTAATTATTTTAGAAAAACCACTACTATATTAGTAACGGCAAATACCAATACAACTGCCATTCCTCAAGATGTATACATTACAAGATATATGAAACTACAAACAGGTGAGTTTTTAGAAGAAAAAGACGATACATTTATAAGAGAATACACTCAAAATAGTGCTACTACAGGCACACCCAAGTTTTTTGGATACACTAGCACAGGTGCGGCTTACTCTTCTAGCAATAGACGAGTAAATTATTTATTTGGCCCCGTTCCTAGTGTTGACACTACGCTCGAAATAGGTTATACTATTAAACCAGCAGGATTAAGTTCTACTAACGCAAACACATACGTTGGTGATTTTGCTCCTGATGTCATATTATATGGTAGTCTTGTAGAGGCTAGTATATTTATGAAAGATACGGCTGAGAAATTGCAAAGATATCAAGGTCTATATGACCGATCTTTACAAACATTCATGGCTCAAGAACAAATACGAAAACGAACTGACGAGTTCATAAAAGGTGAAATAAAAGGATAAGATATGGCAGGATTAACATCAGCACTTTGCACCACTTTTAAAAAGGAACTTTTGGAAGGAGACCATGATTTTAACAATGGAGCAGATGCCTTCAAAATAGCCTTATTTAAAGCGAACGCAAGTATAACAGGAACACACGGAGCAGCTACTACAAACTACTCTGATATGACTGGCAACTCAGATGAGTTACCAGCGACAGGAAACTACAGCTCAGGTGGAAATACATTAACTAATGTAGACCCATCTACTTCAGGCACAACAGCTATTACAGATTTTGCAGATACGTCATGGACTTCTGCAACATTTACAACTAGAGGTGCTTTAATTTATAATTCAAACGATTCAAACTCAGCAGTAATGGTAATTGATTTTGGTGGAGACTACACAGTAACAGGGGGCACATTTACTATTGCTTTCCCAACTGCAGATGCATCAAACGCAATTATTAGAATTGCATAAGGAATAGACTATGTCATCAACATGGAGTAATTTAGGTTTAAGGTTAATGGCCACAGGGGAGAACGATGGAACCTGGGGTGCGCAAACAAATGACAATTTAAATAGGATAGAAGATGCAATTAGTGGTTACGCCACAATAGCTGTATCAGGAAATACTTCTTTAACTTTTACTACGCAACCAACATCTTATGCAGATGAAAATGGTCGTAATAAAATTTTAGTATTTACAGGTACACCAGGCGCAACAGCAACAATTACTTTACCAGATATAGAAGCACACTATTTTGTACAAAATGATACAGATTCTAGTTTGACTTTTCAATCAGGTTCAAACGCGGTTACTTATACATTACCTTCGGGAAGAGACACAGCAATATTTGTTGATGGTTCCGATGAAGTTTACAATGCATTAGCTAACTTAGATGTAACAACTGTTAATGGGATTGACCCAGGAACAAGTGCAACAAAGGGATTTGCCACTGCAATGGCAATCGCTTTATAATTTAGGAGGAATAAAATATGGCAGATTCAGCAAGTGTAACTATTACAGCTACAGTATTGCCTGATGAAATAGCTAAAACTATAAGTGGTTCAATGACATTGGCTCCAACCGATGCGAACGACAAATGGTATTACAAATTAACAGCTTGTACAACAACAAGCACTGATTTGATAGCGGGTTATTTTACAGACTATACAGCAGTAGATGATGATACAGCACCAACAGCCGTCCACGCAAACGATAAAATTAATTTTATATTTATTAAAAATCTAAGCGCTGGAGACGGTATTATTGTATGTTTCGATGGTGGAACAGCAGCTCATGACTTGGTTGATGGTGTATTTATTGGAGCAGGCGAGTCCTGGTACGGTAGATTACCAAACACTACAGTAGCGAATCTACATGCTATTAGTGCTGATATAGGTGGTACAGGTGACGCGACAGCTAACTGTATCGTAGCAGCTTTAATAGATGATGTAGCATAAGGTAGGGGAATATGGCTCAAGATTTTGAAGGCAAAGGCTTTCCCGTATCAACTACCGACGTGCAACTTAGATTTGCGGATAGTGATGATGCAATTGTAGGAATACGATTGGCTAACATCCTCACTTCCCAAGTTACAGCAGACGTCTTTTTACAACACAACGGCTCAAACATTTACTTAGTAAAAGGTGCCCCCATTCCTGTGGGCGGTGCTCTAGAACTGATTGACGCGGGCTCTAAAGTTGTAATGATGAGTGGCGATAGACTAATGGCAGTATGTGATACAGCTAATGGTTTAGATGCTTGGGTAACAAGTGTAGATTCAATAAGCACATAAGGATAAATAAATGGCATACGTCGGAACACCAATAGATACTACAAATACTTTTCAATCA